ATGTATTCACAGTCGCAATCACCAATGCAGATATATTGGAAAAGAATGTTATCCCAGCAGGAAACGCTGCGCTCTCTGGACTATCAACCTATGTCGGAAATGCCAATGCTGAAGCTGCAATTTTGGCTATCTCAGTCGAAATCTTCCAAGCCAGAACAGCCGCTGGTGGATCAATAGAAGGTGTAGATTTTTCAGTTACCCCTTACCGCTTATCTAAGAATTTACTCGCCAAAGTAACTGGCTTACTTGGCCCATATCTTGATGTAGAGACGATGGTCGGATAATGCCGAGCACAATTGCTACAGATGTCCGCGGCGCTATTAAGACTGCCTTGGCTGGATGCACCGCTAATATTTATGACTCAGTTCCAGAAGCGCCAATCGTTCCAGCAATAGTGTGCGTCCCAGATGCGCCATATATGGAACTTGAAGTCTTAGGCAAATCCATCACTCGCGTCAAATTAAATTACACAATAACTGCTTGCGTTGCGTATTTCAGCAACGCCGCATCATTAGACAATCTGGAGCAATTGATCATTAGTATTCTTGGAGCGCTAAACGCTTCCAAGTATGAGTTATCGACAGTCGATAGGCCGTCAGTAACAACAGTAGGAACGACCAATTTATTGGTTGCAGACATACGCTTGAGCGTCCGCTACGAGCAAACCGCATAGGAGACCCAAATGCCAACAACAGTAATAACTGGGCGCGATGTGACATTCACACTCGATAGCGCTGCTTATGACGCCCAGACAACTAGCGCAGTCCTAAGCTGCGAAACAATTATCGAGACCTATCAGACCCTTGATGGTCGCGCTTATAAGTCCGTTGATAAGCAATGGACTTTCACAATTGAGTTACTTCAGGATTGGGGAGCTGCTAGCTCACTATTTGAAGCAATGTGGGCAGATGCAGAAGCTGCACCTAACACAGCACTCAATGTTTCATTTACCGCAGCAACTGGAGCAGTATTTGCTTTCACAGTATTGCCAATATTCCCAGCTGCTGGTGGAGCTGCTCCCGGAGCGCTTACCGACACTTGGACAATGACAGTAATTGGAACACCTACAGAGACCTTCAGCTAAGAGATCGGAGCATCGGGAGCTATGAAATTATCAATTACAATTGAATACAATTCTGGCGAATCAGCAACTTACATTGCTCAACCGCCAGAATGGGCTAAGTGGGAAAAGGCAACTGGACACACTATTACCAAGGCTCAAGAAAATATAGGAATCTGGGACTTAATGTTCTTGGCCTATAACGCTTATAAGCGCGAGAGCGCTGGTAAGCCAGTAAAGAGCTTTGAGATATGGATGGAAACAGTTGCCGACATTAAGACAGGCAACGATGACCCAAAAGCCATCAGCCCGACAGCGTAAGGCGGCTATTAGTAATAGTTGCTCTTAAGACTGGGATCCCGATGCAATACTGGGATGACTGGGACGATGTAGCAACGGCAGTCGAGCTGATAAAGGAGATGAATAAGGATGGCTGAAGAAGTATCAGCATTTGACAGGACAGAGCTCCGTCAAGTCTATAAAGCCTTCTCCTTGCTAGGCGATGAAGCCAAAGCCGAGGCTCGCCAGACTTCTAATAACCTTGCCACCTATCTTCAAGACGCAATTGCCACCAAAGCTAGGACTAGAACTCAAGGTCAAGAAGCTATTAATAGAATCGTTAGCGGATCTAAAGTATCTAAGACGAGCACTACTGGTGAAATTAAATATGGTTTTGCTAGTCAAAGATTTAGCGGTGGGGCCAATACCCAAATGCTTTGGGCTGGCTTTGAATTTGGCTCTAATAAATTTAAGCAATTTCCTGCCTATTCTGGAAGACAAGGGCGCGGCTCTCGCGGATGGTTTATTTATCCAACCTTACGCCAAGAGCAGCGAAATATTGTGGCACAATGGACTAGAGCATTTAACAAGATATTAGATAAGTGGGGCATCAATGGCATCTGATTCAAGAGCCTTAACGCTCAAACTTCTAGCTGATACATCAGACTTTAAAAAGAATTTAGATAAAGGTTCTAAAGATATTGATGATATTGGCGAGCGCGCTAAAGATTTTGCTAAGAAGGCAGCTGCCGCATTTGCCGTTGCTGGCGCAGCTATTGGTGCATTTGCAGTCAGCGCAGTTAAAGCCGCTGCTGAAGATGAGACAGCTCAGCGCAGATTAGCCGAAACGATTGAAGCAACTACTGGTGCAACCGCTAAACAGATTGAAGGCGTTGAGCAATACATAAAGCAGACTTCGATTGCGATTGGCGTTGCTGACGATGGCTTGCGTCCAGCATTTACCCGATTAGTCCGATCAACGCAAGATGTTGAAGAAGCCCAGAAGTTGCTTAATTTAGCACTAGATTTAAGTGCAGCAACAGGCAAACCATTAGAAACTATAACTAATGCGCTTGGTAGAGCTTATGATGGCAATACAACAGCGCTTGGCAAATTAGGTTTAGGAATAGATAAATCTGACTTGGCCTCACAAACCTTTGATGAAACTTTCCAACAACTAACCAGCACCTTTGGTCAATTTGCTGAGAATGAAGCAGAGACAACAACTAAGCAAATGGAGCGCGTCAAGATTGCTCTTGATGAGGCTAAAGAATCTATTGGAGCTGCTTTGTTGCCAATAGTTCAAAAATTGACTGCTTACATATTAGAAAACTTTATTCCAGCACTTGAGGCATTTATATCGGGTTTAACTGGAAGCGGGGGGCTTGATGAATCCTTGACTGATACTCAGGAAACAGCCGTTCAATGGGGCAAAAAAGTTAGAGGCTTTATTGACACTGTAATTGATCTAAAAGATGAATTATTTTTAGTTGCTGGTGTATTAGCAACAGTATTTGTAGTATCTAAAATAGCAGCTGGAGTTCAAGCAACTATCGCTCTTATTACTGGTTTAGTTACCGCTTATAACCTTTTGCGAAATAGCGCAGTAGCCGCTGCTATTGCTTCCAGATTCGCTCTTAACCCTCTTGCTGGCCTAGCAACTGGCGCAGCAGTAGTCGGAGCAATTATTGCAGCGGTTAAATTATTTGATAATGTAACTAAAGAATCAGGCGGCGCTGGCGGCAACACAGTTCCATTGTCTAGCTTGCCATCAGGTTTCACTGCTGGGACGCCAGTTATCAGCGGTGGCGCTGGTGCTTCTACTGGCGGCAGTATTGGCGGCGGTAAGATAATTGCTCCAATTGTTACAGGCACAATGCCTAGTTTTCCATCTGGATTAAATCCAACTGGCAAAGCAATTTCTTCTGGATTTGATGTTGCAGCTGCTAGACGCGGAGATGAGCGCGGCAATGTGGTAATCAATGTCAATGCTCCATCAGCAATAGATGAAGAAGGATTTACTCGAGCCGTAGTTTTAGCTCTAAACAATAGCAATGCTCGCAATGGCGGTGGGGGCGCTATTCTTGGTGGCCTAGTAGCGCAATGACCCTTTGGAATCCAATTTATAGAATCAAGGTTGATGGCGTTACAGTCACTAGCGCAACCCTTAGCGGCTTGACTGTAACCTCAGGTCGCACCGATATTTATCAACAGCCAATTGCTGGTTACTGCAATCTAAGTCTTATAGAGACAGCTGAAGCTGCAATTCCCTATGAAGTAAATGACGCAGTAACAATAGAAGTCCAAGACTCTAATGGCGATTATGTCAATCTCTTTGGCGGCTTTATTACTGACTTAGGCATTACAGTCCAGACTTCAGGATCAACAGCTACGAGCCAAAGAATTCAGATAACAGCAGTAGGAGCTTTAGCGCGACTTGCTAGGGCAGTTTATACTGGCAACTTTGCCCATCAATTTGATGGAGACCGCATTGAGGAATTACTTAGGGGCGTATTATTTGACCAATGGAATGAAGTGCCAGCTGCCGAGACTTGGAATGGTTATGACTCAACGACTCAATGGCAGGATGCAGAAAATAGCGGATTAGGTGAGATAGATACTCCCGGTGATTATGACTTGCACTCTGAGACTGGCCTTAATGACACAGTTTATAATTTAGCTTCTAGGTATGCCACCAGCGGACTGGGTTATTTATATGAGGATGCTCAAGGCCGAA